ATATAATGCGCACTGAATTGAGGATTCCACTGGGCTTGAAAACGCTACTGCAAATCCTGCACAAGCCATTGAAATTCCTGCTAATCCAAGCCCGTTATACTTTTTTGCGATGTTTTCCCACATGCCGCGAATCTCTGGATTCTCGTTGCGATCAGCGTGACAACCTAGCAATGCAATCTCTGGGTCTATTCCTGATGCTTTCGCCAGAAAAACTGCTTCTGAATCAGAGATATAGCGCTTTCCTTTACGCATTTCACTAATTCTAGACGCTTGCACATTCAAATCAGCTGCTATTTGTTTGTCTTGTACGTAGTTTTGAGCCTTTTTGTAGGCATCTAACAGTTCACTTTGATACATCTAAATTCCTCCGTTTCCAACATTCTAGCTCATCTGTTCCGATTTTTCGTATCTTGAACTTCCGGAAATTCGGAATTAGGATTCCGTTAAATCGGAATTTGACTACCTTGGTTCGGGCGTTTGCCCTTGACGCTCTCGTCTGGCCTTGGTGGTCACTCTAAACAGTCAAGGTGTTGCTATGAAAAAACTGTCTACTGAAAATGCGATCATTATCGATACAGAAACTACTGGCTTAGGCTCTGACGCAGAAATTGTTGAGTTCACTGCTATCTGTGCTGATTCTGGCAAAGTTATCGTGAACGAATTAGTTAAACCAACTTGTTCTATTCCTGCAGAAGCCACAGCTATTCATGGCATCACCAATGAAGACATTAAAGACGCGCCCGACTTTCACTTGGTCTTTTCAAATCACTTTCTTCCGCTTCTTAACGGTCGTCCAATCATCATCTACAACTCAGATTTTGATACGCGCTTAATCATCCAGTCTTTAGACAAGCACTGTAATACTGCCTACGTCCAATCCGTTCACGATTTGTTTTTCAAGTTCTGCGTTCCCCAGTGCGCAATGCTTTGGTACGCAGAGTTCTTCGGTGTTTGGAATGAACACCATGAAGATTACAAGTGGCAATCTCTAACTAATGCATGTGCTCAACAACATGTTGATGTGTCTGACTTAACCGCACATCGAGCTCTGGCCGATTGTGAAATGACTCGTCGATTGATTCACTCCGTTAACTCACAGATTGAAAACCAAAACAATCAAAACTGTGACGGCGTCACAGGTTGTGAGGCGTAACCGATGCGTCAACTCGTAGTCGATATGGCAACAGGAAAACAAGAGTACATCGACTTTGTGCCGGTGAACTCTTGGGCTTCATGTGAGCACATTCCTGACAACCTGTTTGACCATCGTTTTGTCTACGTTGACCACAGATTCACTTCGCCGGAGGACTTCATTCCTTCGGCAGTGAAATCTGCAATGGCAGCACCAATCTACTCACACGACACATCAGATTTTGTTACGCGCCCTACTTCTAACCTTTGTTTTGACTTGCCTAAATCATTACACCGTAACGGCTCGTTCACTCGTCATATGACGCGCGCTTACACTGATATTTTAAAAGCACGTGATTCGATTGAAGCCGCACGTGCCGTGAATGATGCGCATGAAAGACTGACAGAACACGGCTACAGCTACGCCATTTCTGATGAGCAAATCACGGACATGGCAAAGCGTAAATCAAGGGACTTTGCTCGCGTCATTAATGCCATTCCTGTTGAGCAATCAATATCTCGTTTTCATAAAGTCGTTCAACTTCTTGATTCATTAGGCTTGGCATTTTCTGATAGCGCCATTGAACGTGCCTCCGTAAATAATGAACTCTTTTCTTTGGTGAATCGTGCGCTCGATGAGAATTGGCTCGTTCGCCAATTGCGCCGTAAATGTGCTTACGAGGTTGAGCGAGTCGCTCGTGACCTTGCTCTGGTTCAACGCCGTAAGCAAGTTTATTGCTCTGACTTCTCCGTTAGTCGTCAGCGTGACCGCAATACGTCTAACCGCATCGCTTTGGGTAATACGATAGCCTACGATGAGGCCGACCCATCTAACTTCTTTACTTTGGGTGAACTCTCCGAAAAATCCATTTCAAATCCAGAGCTGCGCCGTTCTGAGATGTTTGTGCGTTTGCGCGGCTTCGAAGATATCGCGCAAGAATCTGGTCACGAGGCTGTTTTCTTTACCGTTACAGCACCGTCTCGATTTCACGCATTTTCCAAGGGCGCCATCAATCCGAATTGGGTTGAGGCTGATCGCCCTGATGCAAAGACCGCACATCGACACTTAATGACTGTTTGGTCGAACCTTCGTAAATCTCTCGATAAGAACAAAATTAAGGTTTATGGGATGCGTATTGTTGAGCCTCACCAAGACGGCACACCACATCATCACTTGCTTTTGTTCATGCAAAAGGACGTTCGTCAGTTCGTAACGTCTGAGTTTAGACGATTGGCCATGGCTGATATGCCAGACGAAAAAGGCGCAAAGAGATTCAGATTTAAGGCGGAGGTTATCGACTGGTCAAAAGGCTCTGCCGTTGGTTATGTCGCTAAATACCTGAGCAAGAACATTGACGGCCAACACATTGATTCAGATAAGGGCTCAACTCTTTCTGGCTCCGACGCTGCTGAACGTGTCGTTACGTGGTCACGCGTAAATCAAATCCGCCAGTTTCAATTCATTGGTGGACCTTCTGTCACGGTATGGCGCGAGCTTCGTCGTTTGCGTGAAGAATTCAAAGAGGACGATGCTTTGTTTACCGACCTGTCTCAAGACGAACATTTCTTACTAGAGAAGGTTCGCCGCTCTGCTGATGAGGGCGACTGGAAAGCTTTTTGTTATGCCATGGGCGGCGTATTCGTTAAACGCAAAGACCAAACCGTCAAAGCTGAATACGGCGTGGCGAGTGCGATCGAAAAGCTGATTGCTTCGGGTGAATACTCTCCTACCCGCTATGGCGATATGGCACAGGCTCGTTTGAATGGCCTGATGTTTCAAAAAATCTTTATTGCTACTCGATTCCGTACTTGGAAGACGGAGAACAAAGAACAGTTCTTGCGCGCGCAACAAGGAATTATGTCGAACGTTGTCGACTATTTTGATGCTCTTGAGCGCGAGCAAGAATATGAGCGTATGTATGACGACCTTTACAACCAGTATGAGGAACACCTCGCGCTCTATGAAGAAATGGAAGCGCTGATGCTCAGTGAACCTCTGGAAATTAATGCGTCGTGTTGGGTGGGCGCAGCCCCGCCCGCCATGATGCATTAATTTCCCTTGGACTTGTGTCAATAACTGTCATTTCAACTCAAAACCATCAACCAACTCAACAATAAGGGCAACACACAATGAGAATGCAAGGCTTAATTCTGGATGAAACAGACATCATTCAAGAAACCAAACTAGACCGCAATACAAGTGAACAGAAGACCATGGGCAAGTTACGCCTTATTACTACCAACCCAACGTCAACCATTGAGGTGCGCGTATCTCCTGAGTTGTGGGACGGCGGCAAAGCAGGCGAACTCCTTAAACGTTGCGTTGGCAATCGCATGCTGTTCGATGTGGAACACAAGAAAATGAGTTTCGGTAACGACGAAGGTAAGCACGTCTCGATTGATGGCTTCCACCTTTACGCACTGCCAGAACTTAACCAGAAATAAGGTATTTCACGATGACCGATGCGCAATTTGCAGAACTTATGGCTCGCCTCGATAACTTTCAGTTGATGGTGTTTTTAGGCATTTGTTTCTTGTGCGTTGCGCTAGGTTGGATTGCGGGAGGTCAACGATAAATGCTGTCTACACAGTTCATGCTCGGCTGTTTCTCGACAGCACTTATCCTTGGCTTCTCGATTGGATTCCATATTTTGGCATTCAAAAAAGCAGCTGAGGTTTCAACTTCTTAGTAAACAATTAACAAGGAAAACTCATGAATAATCAACGTTCAGAAACGGCAAAGTCAGGCTCTCTAAAAGCAGCCGGTCGTGTGGTACTGACTTTAGGGCTATTAACCGCAGCAACGACGGCCAGTGCTGATACAGCCCTTCCGGCAGCAGCGACACAGGCGTTTGCAACTCTTGGCGGTTACGTTAGTGAAATGCTCACTTCGACATGGGGCGTCGCCGTTCCATGCACACTTGGCTTAATTGGTATCAAGCTATTCAAGAAAGGCGCAAACAAAGCGACTTAATCCATCGTTGCACCGTTACCCTAAACAAGGGGGCTCCGGCTCCCTTTTTTATTGGCTTCTTTATGAAAAAACTACTGCTTTTTCTTCCGTTAATCTTTCTGTCTTTTTATAGCCAAGCTTCTGCTGCTCAATTTCCCACAACGGGTATCGCAAGGGATGTAGGTGGTATTTTTGATTGTGCCGAGAACGGGAAAAGCTACAACATTGCTAGCGTACTTTCTTGTCTTGAGAATCGCTTCGTTCCTTATAAAGATTACAAAACTACAACGTGTTTCTTAACTGTAAATAGATTCGGCGGTTCGTCTATTTGTAATATCACTGGCGGTAGTTATGAAGGTGAAACCGTTAAGATGAACGGTTGGTATGGTCTTCAGTGCCCCCCAAATACGGAAAAAAATCGTGAGAATATGTGCGAATCAACTTGCGAACATGGCACGAACGATGACGGCTCCTGTCGAGAGAAATGTGATTACGGCTCTAATGAGGATGGAACTTGTAGAAACAAGTGCGAATTTTCTCAGGCTGTTGGCCATACCGCTGATTTGTCATGGTTTCCAATGGCAACAGGTAACGACGTCCAGTTCGGTTGCTATTATACAGGCGGCATCAACGCCGAGTATTGCACCATGCAGCAAACAGGTGAAAACGAGGTTCGCTGTACTGGTGTTGTTGACGGTCATGTGACGGCGGAAACTCGCTGCACTACTCAATTTTCTTACACTGGTTCCACATGTACCGAAGGTGATGAGCCATTTTGGGGTGATGGTAAAGGGACAGGCAACCCTGAGGAGCCAGATAACCCTGATGAACCCGATGTCCCAGATGAGCCGGATGATAACCCAGATGAGCCAGACGAACCTGATAACGATGATCCCGATTTGGATATTCCGCCTTTCGACCCTCCAACTTCTGATACTGAGTTTCCACCGATTGACACTCCAGATGAGCCTGACGTCGAAAACCCAGATACCGATGACAACTCTGGTGTTATTGCAGCTATCACTGGTCAAAACAAAGATATTAATACCAATTTCTCTAACCTGATCACGGCCAATAACACCAATTTCGCAACGTTAAATGGCAAGTTACAAACTCTCAATGCTAATACAGTCGCTTTAAATAACAACGTCGGTACTCAGCTTAGACAGGACTATGACATTTATAAGCTTGAAAAGCAGAATAGAGAAAAGCAAACCGATGCTTTAAAAAAGGCGGTTCAGGAAGAGAACGAGCGCCTTATTGAATCTCTCAGCGTTAATAACCAAGAGTTACAAGAGAAACTTGAGTTGTCTCTTGAGGCGCTTCAATCTGGCTTAGGCTCCAAGATTGAAGCTTCCATTGATATTGTATCGGGTGATTTAACTAACGGCTTTTCGCAATTAGGAACTCAATTAGGCAGTCACACAAACGAAATTGTTGGTGCAATTGATGGTATCTCTGGCCAACTCGATGGTGTTGTTGATGCGCTTGGTGATACTAGTGGGGCTTTGGGCAGTGCTGCGAGTTCCCTTAATGGTGTTGCCGATAGTCTTGAGGATTTATTAGAAGGCCTCGAACCATGTGAACCTAACCAAGATAATCGTTATTGTGAGAACCCACACGGCCTTAGCCCTGACTTTGTAGGTACTGCGCTCGGACAAGCGGACTCCGTTTTTAGTGACAGCCTTGTCGAGTATGAAAAGACCATTACCGATGCAGCTCAATCAATCGTTGACCAACCACTCACACCGGAGTCGGAGTCACATATAGCAAGTCTATCAAGTGACATTATTGGCATCCTGCCAAAACCAACATCGTGCGTAGACCTTTCGTTTCCAACTTTTGGGGGGGAACGCGCATCAATTGATTGTAAGTTTTCTCAGCAGTTGAAAATGATTCTATCTCTTTTGATTTACATCTACACACTGAAAACATTGGCTGAAATCTTGTTAAACGAAGTAACACCCGTGCCAAGTAATAAGCCAGGTTCAGCGAGGTATTATTAATGATTCAATTACTACCTATCGTAACTGGTATTGGTGCGGCTCTGCGCCTCCCCGCTCTGGTTGCGTTTATAGCTCAATTAGCTACAACCCTTTTTGGTTGGTTCTTTATTGCCAAGTCCCGAAATCTTACGCTCAATCTGGTGATAATGACGCTATTAATAGGGCTTACTGTGACTCTAACTCTTGCTATTTACACTCTGGGTGCAGGTCTTTCTTATGTCGTCCATCCCCAATGGTCGCAAGCTGCGGGGATGTTTATTCCTAATAATGCAGTTCCGTGTGTCAGCGCGATTTATTCAGCGCGTCTGCTGCGTTGGGTGTGGGAGTGGAAGTTCTACGCAATTGTGAGGTCTGCATAATGGCATCTGTCTATTTTGTCACTGGTAAGCTTGGTTCCGGTAAGACCCTTACCGCCGTTGGTAAGATTCGAGAAGCGTTTTTGCGAGGTGTCCCTGTCGCGACGAATCTGGATATTAATTTGAAGGAAATGCTCGGTCGAGACAAACGCAACACTCGCCTTTATCGACTACCTGATAAACCAAAAGTTGACGATTTGAAGGTGATTGGCTCGGCAAACAAGAGCTATGACACAACGAAAGACGGCTTGATTGTGCTCGATGAGTGCGGGACGTGGTTTAACTCGCGTACTTGGAATGATAAGAGTCGGCAAGAGCTCATTGATCACCTTCTTCATATTCGAAAGCTCGGGTGGGACGTCATTTTTATTGTTCAAGACATTTCTATTGTTGATAAGCAAGCCCGTCTCGCTCTAGCCGAGCATACAGTGTTCTGCCGCCGCTTAGACCGCATGAAAGTCCCTTTCATATCTGCGGCCATATCCATTGTGACGCTTGGCCAGTTGAAACTCAAAATGCCGAAGTTGCACATTGGGATTGTGAAGTATGGAGACAATGCGAATTCACTCACCGTAGATAAATGGCCTCTGTGGGGCACAGATTTGTACGCAGCTTATGACACCAAGCAAATGTTCAGAAACAACTATGAGGACGGCGTTTACTCCGTGTTGCCGCCCTACTATACCCACGGTCGTTACACGGTCCCTTACACGTTGAAAAACATCATGCGAATCACGAAAATTTACTTACGAAAATACTCTCGATTTAGTGTGTTCGTGGCGGGTGTTGCCGTCTCGTTTGCAGTTTTTAACCTAGTTGGCACGTCAGTCCCTGAGCCAGAGAGAGAATCTACACAATCAACCAAAGCAGCTGAGTCATTGAGTGACATGTTAGACGGTTTTCGCATCGAGTCTTCGATGAATCCGCCGAACGTTGCGCCATCGTTTGTGCTTGTTAATAAGGACGTCCGTTTGTCCTCGTCGCAGCTATACGCAAAGGGCTATACGGCTCAATCACACGGTTCTTGCTCCATCACTGTGAGCGGTAACGGTCAATCAACTAAAGTCATGTGCTAGGGAATTGAGGTGCGTTTTATGTCATGGATATTTGCAATACTAATCGCCTTTCTTTTTAAAAAATCAAAAAAAGCTTATTGCGCCGGAGGCTTGCTACTTGTACGCTCGTTACTCACCTTGCGCTGTGGTAAAGGTGGAGAACAAACAACGGCTTGTTCCATCTTTTCCACATCCAGCAACCTTGCTGTCTTTCTCTCGTGTGTTCTCTCTTTCTCTTCGGCCACCGCTGCTCCTTTTGAATCTAAGGACACTCCGATTTCAGATTTTGTCAGTTGGTTTGCTCAACAAACTGGACAAACCGTAGTACTAGGCCAAGGTGTTACCGGAAGCGTCTCATTTAGTGCTCCGGCACTTTCCGATGATGAATACCCAACGTTTTTCCTTTCCGTATTGCGCGCTCATGGTTACGAATTGACGCATGATTACGGGGTATACACCGTTGTGGTTGATCAGCATAAGGTCGAGACATTAGAGCCTACCTACGCTAAGTTGTATCGTTTAACACACGTCCGAAACTCAAAGGTTGTTGACCTGATAAGTACGATGCTGGAAGCCTCACAAACACAGGCGGTCAACGGAAGGTCAGTCAAAAACTACAAGGTCGAAACGCTACCTACCACCAACTCGCTTATCATTACAGGTACACAAGCCCAGATTGAGAAGGTAGACCTGTTGATTGACGGTATTGACCAGTACCAAAGACAGATATTCATTGAGGCCATTGTCACTGAATCGGACGTTGGCGACTCTCAGGAGGTAGGCGTTAACATGCAATTGGCGCTTAATAAGGCCGGATTTGTATCAAATACATCATTGATTGATAAGGCTCTCGATAACGTGTTGTTTTATGATGGTGGGGACTTTAGTGCACTAGTCAAAGCGATTTCAAAGGCTCAGGATACTAGGTTGCTATCGCGCCCTAACCTGTTAATTATGGACAGAGAGCGCGGTTATATCACGGTTGGTCAAAACGTGCCGTTCCTTGTATCAAAAGAAGTCACCGACGGCGGTAAAACCATTCAACAGATAGAACGTAAAGACGTTGGTGTTTCGCTGGATGTTACACCACATGTCATGGATGATCATGTCGTCTTGCAGATCACACAAAAATCCGATTCGGTGACCAATAGTTCTATTGCTTCAGACATTATCACGAACACCAGAACGCTGCAGACTGTAGTGAAGGTAAAGAGCGGCCAAACGATAACCCTCGGGGGGTTGATTTCGACGGAAGACAGGAAGTCTGTCAGTGGTGTCCCTGTGCTGATGGACATTCCTTTGCTTGGTGGTCTGTTTCGCTCTGAGGGTGTGAATTCAGTTGATAAGGAACTTAAAGTTACAATAAAAACGACGATTCTTTAATTAATAAAAAGCCGAACAATTGCTGTTCGGCTCTATTTTAACTGTACTGTAATACGCTTTTTAACTGTCGGCACTTTATTATAGTATCGCGCTCTAACAGGGTTGCGATATGTGTTTTGTCATAATAGCTTTTAGCCTCAAACCGAAGCAAAGGATGATGTCCTTTAAGTGCATTGTTTACGTATATATCTCGTTCTTGTCTCTTCTTCTGCCTATGAGATGAATCATCTAATTCGATGACTGCCAATACTTTTGTATCACTGTCGGTAATCACAAAGTCCATTCTTTTAGCCCAAGTTCGAGAGTTATCTTTAAAATTGGTCGGTTGAACCAGTGCCATTAGTGAAACTTGACTATGAATTACGTACTCTTCAGGTATCAGTTCCTGCAATACTTTATAGAATCTACGTTCGGTCTTGGTGCCCAAATACGTGCTTTTCTTGTGAGGTACAGAGTTAGGCTTACAGCCAGAGTGCGGTAGAGGCACTTCGACTACTTTTGGGTTCTGTCCTACAACTTTTGGTTCAAAAGCATGCACGCTGTCCGGTCTTCTAACTGATGCTCCTTGTTCCCATTCGTTAAGCCTGCGTTTAGGTTTCTTTCCCTTCTTTGTGAATAGATAAACAATACAACCTATTGATAATACGATAATAAGTTCAAACACTTTTTAGTCCATTCTTGATGTTGATGACAAGGTGCACATAGTAGCATATGTCCAATTTCTAGAAGTGAGAACGCTGTATCGAAAATGCTATATTTTCTTAATCAGGAGATTATTGCTAATATATGTATATATATACAGTATTGGTAATTTTATGCTGATTAGATACGTAAAGAGCCACGTTGGCCACCTATTAGACTCTGATGGTTTAGACATTTACGGGAAGAGCACCGAAGTCCCCGCTTTACTTCGTGATGGTGAACATAAGTACAGTAAATTTCGAGGTATGATTAACGCTTTTGAGTGCGGTTCCTTCCAACGAGTTAAGTTGGTTGGTTTCACTGGGTACAGTTTCGATGATGGGAAGAACTGGATAAAGATACCAGAGAATCACTATCTGATTGGTATCAGAAAATGGGGCGAGTTTTATGTTGTTCTTTTCAACGGAAAGCCTAGAGTCAATGCCTACTCACCTAAGCAACCGGAACGTTACACTAACAACGTTCACTTCATTCATAAGTCTCGCTGACAGTTAACCCCCGCTCGGTATTACGGGGGTAAATTCGTCCACAATACTTACTTTTAAAACACTTATTACATATTGAGTGATGCTTTTGTTGGCACTTCGTCATACATATGGAGACAATTTGCGAAAAGAGCTCTCTTATGGGCATTTTTCGCGTTTAAAAGATTTTAGAATAGTGTAGAATTTTTAAAAACGACTAACGATAAGGCGTTGAAGCTAGTGAACAAGATTGAAAGTTTTACAATCTATAATCTATGGGAAAGACAGGTAACAGACATAGATTTAAAGGAAAATGTAACTTTTCTGTTGGGGTACAATGGTAGCGGTAAAAGTACAGTACTTAATATCCTTTTTGATACGTTAAGCAAGGAATATTACTCAACATCCAAACACAGGTTTTGGGCATGTACTGTTCGTTTTTCTGATGGTTCTTACTTATCAAAAGCGTGTCTGCCGCACACACAACAATCTATCGATATTGCTGAGGACCTAGATAAATACGTTGAGGGAACTGTATTTAGTTATGAAGGTATCCAAGCAGTTAAAGATGCTTATGAGAGTAAGATAGAAAGCGCAAGATATAACCTGTATGAAAGTAAAGATACCGGAATAATTTCTATTGAAGACTATAATGGAACAAACCCTATAGATGCACCATTTTTATTTCAGGATGAAAGAAGATGTATGCATAACATGTCTAATTCGTCAGTTGATTTTGATGGCCAGTATTGGAATGTATATGGTATTGAACTAGATCAAAAACTAATTTATGTGCTGGATAAATTACAGATTTATGAAGCGAGAAATAATAAGTTGTTATCTGAACAGATTATTAACGCAAAAGATAATCTGAACAGAAAAGAAATATTAAAGATAATTAAGCGCCATGAAGAATCAAGTAAAAGCTTGAAGCAGCTATTTTCTGTACTAAATTCTTATTTCAAACCATTAGGGAAAAGTATTAGTAAAGATTCTTCTGAAAGACTAGAGTTAAAAATTAATAGAACAGATGAAAGAATTCATTGGTATAACCTTTCTAGAGGCGAGAAAACTTTAATATATTTATTTCTTGTAACCTTTTTATATAAAGATAAAACTAGTTTATTTATCTTTGACGAACCAGATACAGCGATTCATATAGAGTGGCAAGAACGATTAATAAAAGACCTTACCTTCATCGCGCCTGAAGCTCAGTTTTTGATTGCAACCCACTCGCCAGCTCTCATTATGGATGGTTGGTTAGACAATGTAACCATGATGAATGATAAGGATGCTGAATGAAAATTCCTTCAGCATATATAGCGGCTAAACGTCGTTTTGGTTCTGATCAAAGAGAAGTTATTGTTGCTTATGTCGAATCCTATGACGATCATAGGCTGTGGAGCAACGTCCTTGACAATGATGTAATAGCGAGTAAAAACATCAAGATAGAATTTAAAGTCCCTTCTCTTGATAGTGAGGCTAACGGCAAGGCTACACTTATTAAATCGGTCTCAGAAGGTCGGTTGAGTCTGGGAAAAAATCTCATTGTTTGTGTCGATAGCGATTTCGACCATTTGTTTGGTTGTGAGCCTGAAAGTAAGAAAGGTGAATTTTATAACAGCGACTTTACGTTTCAAACTTATACTCACTCAGCAGAGAATCACTATTATACGACTACAGAGCTTGAAAAAATATGCGAATCATCTGCTTGCACTTCATTACAGATTGATTTCTGCATAATTTCATATGTAGAAGCATGGTCTCGAGCTATTTTTGAACTCTACACAAAAATAATATACCTTCGCTACAAAAAACAGCATCAAGATTACAAACAGCACTTCGAAAAGTTAAATGTTTCTATGGAGAGTATTTTTTCTGGAAAGCTTAATGCAAATAAATTTGCAGTACTTTTATCTAGGTTTGAATCTAAAGTAGAAGCTCATTTAAATGAGCTTAATAATTTGTTTGCTTTTGACAGTGATTACGGAGATTTCTTAGTTTTAATAAAAAGTAAAGGTTTTGACGAGAAAAATGTAAACTTTTACTATAGGGGGCATGATCTAGAAAACCGCTTCATATCAAACATTTGTGTGTCACTATGTATATCCATGATTGCAAACCAGCGTTCTAAGATATATCAAGCAAACGTCGGTAAAAAAGCCAAGCAACAAATAGAAGAATATGAAAACAACCTTGCTTGTGTGAAGACCGCCATTAAGCAAAGAAGCAGATTTTTGAACAACCCTTTTTATGACCAAGTTAAAAGTGAATTTTTAACTATATGTAATGCCCATTACGCGTGATTTAAAGGCTCCATTATGGAGCCCTTTTTTACATCATTTCTTTAAGCGCCCTAGCATATTTCAGTACTTGCCCAGCCGCCTCTAGGTCAGTCAAAGCCCCAATTTCTAATAAAGCAATCCCTGTCAAAACTTGTTGAGCTGTAACAAGTTGACCTGTTGGTAACTCCAACCTGTCATGGTGCATCTTAAAGTGTTCCCACTGCTCAGATGAACTAAGTTCCCTGCCCTTAGTCATTCTCATTAGGCGTTTGCACTCCGGTGGAATAGTTTTTCCCTTATCCCACTCTTTGACCGTCCTCACAGTTTTCAAACAAAGTTCAGCCGCTTGTTCGACGGTTAAACCGCATTCAAATTCACGAAAAATATAGTTTTTGGTCATTTCGTGATACTTCATTGAATTGCACCTCAAAAGAGGTGTATTTTATAAATGTTTGATATGCAACTGCATTAAACATAAGCAG